GAGCACAAGCCTAACATGGCACAGGTTCCTGCTGTATACTCTCCCTACGGTAAGGAGTGTCGTGAGCTATGGACTATCTCTAACCCTGATACCCATCAGCTTGTTGGTACAGATGCCAGTGGCCTTGAGCTTCGATGTCTTGCACACTACATGGGTGACGAGAAGTTTACCAATGAAGTTCTAACAGGTGACGTTCACACTGCGAACCAGAAGGCTGCTGGACTACAGACCAGAGATCAGGCAAAGACTTTTATCTATGCCTTTCTCTATGGTGCTGGACCCAGCAAGATAGGAACTGTCGTAGGTGGCTCATGGGCAGAGGGAGAAGAACTGATAGCAAAGTTTCTGAAGAACATGCCATCCCTGAACAGGCTACGAAAGACTGTGACTGAGGCAGCTAAGTCTGGTAGGATCACAGGACTTGATGGCAGGAAGCTACATATCCGACACGAACACGCAGCCCTTAACACTCTGCTTCAGGGTGCCGGTGCTATCGTCTGTAAGCAGTGGCTGGTAGAGATGGATCACATGATCTGGGAGCATGGTCTGGATGCCAAGCTTGTGGCCTCTGTACATGACGAGTACCAGTTTGAGGTAGCCAAGCCAGACATAGATAGCTTTACCAAGGTAACAAAGGAGGCTATGAAAGCTACGCAGAATATACTAAACTTTAAGTGTGATCTGGACTGTGATTATAAAGTTGGAAATAATTGGGCAGAAACACATTAAAGCTATTGACTTCCACAAATTCGTGTGGTATAATATATGCTGTTGTTTTGTAGTAGACAGCATCGGGGAATGATCCCCACTCATGGCCGCAATGGTGCGGTATTTATAAAGGAGAATAGAATGAACGATCCTATTTACATTTCTGGCAAGTGCCACTATGCTTCCATCACGGAACCCAACACCAAGTTTGATCCGGTATGGAGTATTCAGATTGAGGTCGATGATGACAATCGCTCAGTCATTGAAGATGCTGGCCTTCCCATTGCAAATAAGGGCGATGATCGTGGTGACTTTGTAACCATCAAGCGCAAAGTTATGCGTAAGGATGGTACGCAACGTCAGGCACCCATCGTAAAAGACTCACAGAACAACCTGTGGGATGGAAAGCTGGTAGCCAACGGCAGCACTGTAAATGTCAAGGCTATTCCTTTTGAATGGAACTACGCCGGAAATTCTGGTGTATCTGCTGATCTTGCAGCGGTACAGGTAGTTGACTTCATTGAGTACTCTGGAGGTGGGGGCGAAGACTTTACCCCTGTTGAAGGAGGTTACGTGCAGCAGAACGAAGCTGTTCCCTTTTAACCTAGCGTAGAAAGGAAGGGGGAGGGAGTTTCTGGTCCTTACTCTCTCCCTCTTTTTATTATGAAAACAATAGACACTCTCGTTGAAGACATATATAGTCTGTTCACACCTCTGCCATTGGCAAGCCAGACCGCCGCATCTGGTACGATGTTAACAAGCCGCTTGATCAGGCTGATCTAACACCAGCCACACGTATCAAGTTTCTGTATGGTTATATTCTTGAAGAACTTTTGCTTCTGTGTTCTACTATATCAGGACACGAAGTTAAAGATCAACAGAAGGAAGTGGAGGTAGAAGGTGTTACCGGACATCAGGATTGTATTATTGATGGCGTCGTTGTTGATTGTAAGTCTGCTAGTGGCGTTGGATTCGACAAGTTTAAACATAATAAATTAGCAGAGGACGATCCCTTTGGTTACGTTGCACAGATATCTGCCTATGCAGAAGCCAATGGTATTAATGAAGCAGCCTTTCTTGCTATTAACAAATCAACAGGAGAGATATGTCTTACCAAACTACATCACATGGATATGATCAATGCGAAGCAGCGAATCTCTCACCTTAAAGGATTGGTTTCACAGGACAATCTACCTGATAGGTGCTATTCCGATGTACCTGATGGTAAGTCTGGCAACCGTAAGCTTCCTGTTAGTTGTGTTTATTGTGGCTATAAGAGAGACTGTTGGGCAGATGCTAATCAAGGTAAAGGTATTCGTGTGTTTAAATATGCACACGGTCGTAGGTATCTTACCAACGTGGCTAAAGAACCTGACGTGGAGGAAGTGACTAACTGGTGACGCATTGGGAGTATCATAAAGAGTTTGACAAAAAGAATAACTTTGGCTTTGTTTATAGAATAACAAATAAGAAAACTAAGAAAGCCTATATCGGTTGTAAACAATATTATGTAACACGTAAAGGTAAGAAAGTAGAATCTAATTGGAGAATATACACAGGCTCTAGTAAATATCTTAACGAAGACATAAAGAAGATCGGCAAGAAACATTTCAGGTTTCAGGTTGTCGGTGAGTACAAAAATAAAAGGAGCCTCCGATACTATGAGTGTTATTTTCAAATGATCTATAAAGTTCTTACAGCAAAGTTAGAGGGAACAGATGAACCCGCCTACTACAATAACTATGTGGGCGGGAAATTTTATCGCCCTGTTCAGGAGGTAGAAGATGAGTGACATTCTCGACTTCGATAGCCTCTACGATCTGACACAGAAAGACCCTGATAGAACTCTTAATCTAGCTATTATACTTCAGGCTCTTCTTGACATGAGTAAGCCAAAAGAACCTAATGAAACTAATGAGACTGCCCTTCAAAGAGATCAGGCATCAGCTTGGGTATTCGCCTCTGTTGGTGTGACATGTGAGAACTTTGAAAGTACTTGTCACTTAGCTGGACTAGAACCAGATACTGTTAGAGACTTTGCAATCAAAGCCGTGACATCGGAGAACGTAAATGAAATCAGACGAAAGCTTAACTCTTTCCTATGACGAGGCAAACTACCCAAAGGGAGAGCGCAACTATGATTACTATCTTAGACGTATGAAAGAAGAAAAACCACTGGATCAACAGGTAGGAGGATCACACTACAAGGGATGCAAGATACAACCAGTTGAATATATTCATGCTAATGGGCTTGACTATCTGGAGGGTAATGTGATAAAATATATTACTCGACATCGCACTAAGGGAGAGGGGAGGAAGGATATCGAGAAAGCAATCCACTATGCCCAACTCATATTGGAAATGGAATACGATAATTAGAAAGGGAACAAAGCTATGCCACAATTTCGTTCTAACGAAAACCCTATGTTTCGCTCCAAGTTTAGCGAAGACATATTCAAACACAAGTATGCCCATCATGGGTGTGAGACATGGGATGCACTAGCCTCTACACTGGTAGACGATGTATGTCAGGACTACCTGCCGAAGGAGGACAAAGACGAATTGAAACGTATGATCACCGACCTGAAATTTATTCCCGGTGGTCGTTATCTTTATTACGCTGGGCGTGATAATAAGTTCTTTAACAACTGCTATCTTCTCAAGGCAGAGGAAGATACCAGAGAAGATTGGGCTGACATTTCTTGGAAGTCTGAGTCCTGCCTGATGACAGGTGGTGGTATTGGTATTGATTACTCTGTCTATCGTGAAGAGGGGCGGATACTCAACGGCACTGGTGGTCTTGCTTCTGGTCCTATACCAAAGATGCAGATGATCAATGAAATTGGTAGGCGTGTTATGCAAGGTGGTAGCCGTAGGTCTGCTATCTACGCTAGTCTTAATTGGAAACATGCTGATGTTGAAAAGTTTCTTACCAGCAAGAACTGGTATGACATGCCCGTAGGAGAAACAGGTTTCACCATTGGTCAGGTCAAAGAACAAGACTTTAACTTTAATGCTCCGCTAGATATGACAAACATCAGCGTGAACTATGATACTGAATGGTTACTTAACTACTGGAAGACAGGAGATGTTGGAAATACTTTTAAGGCTAATGTTCAACAAGCATTATCCACCGCCGAACCCGGCTTCTCATTTAATTTCTTTGAGAAGGAAAATGAGACGCTGCGTAACGCTTGCACGGAGGTTACATCTGAAGATGATTCTGATGTTTGTAATCTTGGTTCTATTAATATGGGGCGCATTGACGATCTAAAAGAGTTTGCAGATGTAGTAGAGCTTGGCACCAAGTTCCTTCTATGCGGTACACTCAGGGCCAAGCTACCATACGATAAAGTCTATAAGACAAGAGAGAAAAATCGTAGGCTTGGTCTTGGTCTTATGGGTATGCACGAATGGCTTATCAAGGGAGGACAAAAGTATGAAGTTACCGAAGGGCTTCACAAATGGTTGTCGGTATATAAAGGAGTTAGTGATCACGTTAGCGCCAACTTTAGTCGTACTCTTAGCTGTAGTACTCCTGTTGCTAATCGAGCCATTGCTCCAACGGGTTCTATTGGGATTTTAGCTGGCACCTCTACAGGTGTTGAGCCTATCTTTGCAGTTGCCTACAAGCGTAGGTATCTCAAGGGTGGTAATCGCTGGCACTACCAGTATGTGGTAGACAGTGCAGCGCAGGAGATCATTGATCTATATGGCATTGATCCTAACAAGATTGAGTCTGCTCTTGATCTTGCGGAAGACTACAAGAGGCGCATGAAGTTTCAGGCAGACGTACAGGACTATGT